TTGTATCTTCGTGTTGCTCTTTATCTAATTCATTGTGAGGTTGATACTTATCATATTCGGCAATTTCTTCTTTGATGATAGTATCTATATTTTTTTTCTCTATGAGCATTTTCTTTTCTGCTTCGTACATATATTTAGAAACATATTTTTGAGAAGCTCTGCCAATAGATACGCCAGCATTCATTCGGAACGATATGTTTTTATTACGCCTGTCAGTTTGATCAAACCAACAGTAGTTCACTAACCAATCTGCATTTGACTGTGCAGTCTGACTTGGAGATCCATGATCAAGATTAAGTTTTTCATAATACTTAATACAAATATCAGGATCAAAATTATTTAGTGCCGAGGTACTATTATTTTTTGTTAAATCAATAACCATAAAAACCTTTCATTGTTTAAAACATCAATAATCTTATTGGTTATTTATGTCAATAACTATTTTTAATTATTTAATTTGACATTAACCAATAAGTTTATATAAGCATTTTAAAACAGAAAGGTAAATATGAAAACTAACTTCAATAAACAAATAAGAAAATTACTTAAAAGGTATCATAGAATGTTTGATTGCTTTGGTAATAAAATAAAAAGGAAAGGAAAATGAAACACAAACTAACTGAGTATCAAGAGCAGCATAAGTTAAGCAACAAAGAGATGGCAAAGTTATTTGGATTAAAAGGAACTAATCCAACAGTAACTATTTTAAGATGGAAGAACTGTCAGCGTATTCCACACCCTAAGTTTATGAAAGTTATTACTGAAAGAACTAAGGGATTAATTCAACCTAACAATTTTTACGAGGCTTGGTATGAAACCCATAAACTTTGATAAAGTTATTATAAGTTGGTTAGATATAAACAGTTGCGACAACGCCTGGAATACTGAGGAGGATCTAAAAGATTTAGTTCCTGCTATGTGTACAACCATTGGTTATCTTTATGAAGAAAATAAAGATTGGGTAAAAACTTTTGCAACATATAGTTTTAATACAGACAGCTTAGACGTAGGCGACTGCGTTGTAATTCCTCGTGGCGTAATTTTATCTATTAAAAAATTGGAGAACTAAATGAATAAAAAGGATAAAGATATTTATCTAATGTTATCACCTGAAGATCATATTAATCTTTATAATATGAAAGTTGAAACATTAAAACTTCTGGAAGAATCCAAAGAACTTGAAAAAGAATTAGAAGAAAAATTTGGATTTGAATTTTATAATCCTGCTGAAGAATATAACATTAAACTAATTAAACATTAATATGATTGATCAAGAACTACACGTTGAGGATGTAATTGAAATCTATAATGAAAAGATTTTAGTTCTACAAAAAGAAATAGATAGGCTTAATGAAGAAGTACAGGTTCTGAATATTGAACTAATGAAAGCAAGAGCTAATGTCATTTCTTAATCACAACATACCAGTATGGAAAGCCAAAGTTAGATTAGAATATTTATACAATAAAGAAAAACATATTGGAGAAGAAGAGGTATGTCTTATCCATAGTATAACTACCTTAGAAGGTAGAACACCATTGTTTAATATCATGCTGCCAAATGGTGCTAACTATGCAAGGCTACCAATCACAGCTTTTTTTTCTGATGCTTACAATAGAAAAGATGTAGTTGATTTAGAATTAAAACAAACTGTGTATTGGGATTGCTTATCTTACCACGCTAATATTATTGAGTACAATGCATTAGCCACAGCACAGTGTAAGTTTATTGATCGCAATAATAAATTACATAGAGCTAATTATCTATTTAGTATTGACTATGCTCAACCTGATATGAACTTGTTAAACATAACTTATAGTGAAGTAAGTGCAGAACATAAGCATCATCATATTTTAGAATTAAACAAAGGGGATAAGTGGCAAGGTAATTATGCACTCATGCCAAACAATAAAATATTATTTAATTTACCAAACTTTACAGTTAAAGATCAGATACCAGATTATAAAACTAATATGGATTATCCAAGTGTTGAAACAGATAGTTGGAGTACATCAGATGACGATAGTTTTTATTATAAGGTTAAAAATTAATGGCTAAAGATATTTATTTTAATCAAGCAAGAGTTAACTGGTACAATGAATGGCATAGGAAAATTCAGGATAACAGTAAATTTAGAATGATTGATATAGATAGCTACGAATATTGTGGTAAATGCAATAATGGTGTAGCAGTTATTGAAACAACCTATGATGTAGGTAAATATAACAAAATTGCCTATCTTACTGCTGATATTGGCACTAAATTAAACATCCCTGCTTATATAGTTTATTATAACATAGAGGGTACGGATTACCCAACCTTTATTGTATCAAAAATTAATGCCATTTTGGAGGAAATAGACCCTATATCTGAGGGATCTATGGTTGAATTAAATGAGCAGGAATATATAGGTTATTTGAATTGGCTGAGAGAACAGCATAAATGCACATAATATATGGGTAAATATACAAGTCATATACGAGTGCCTGTAAGTCTATTTAAAAACGATATATTCTTAGGCTTGGCAGGTAGGAATAAAGCCGATTGCCTAGCGATACTTGTTGTGCTTTTAAGGTACTCAAATCAGAAGACAGGCGAATGCTACCCACGTCTTGCTCTTATGCACAGCCTACTTGGACTATCTAAGGCTACAATTTATAGACGTATTAAATTAATGGTGTCGCTTGGATTGCTTAAAAAAAAGCGTCTTTCTTCTACTAATTTATATAAACTTAACCCTGTTTTGATGGTAGGTAGCAGTCAGGGTGACGTGAGTGATACGTCAGGGGGACTGATTGGTGCAGTCAGGCTGACTGGTATTAATAAAGATAACTTTAATATATATCTTAATAGAAATAATTCTAATAATAAAATGGATAATGATAAAAGAGTAGATGATATAATAAACAAGTATAAGAACGATAAAGATGTATTGATTAGTACATTGTATAGGTTTCTAAATGGTCTATCCCCTGCCGATACTAACAATCTATTAAATAACCCAACTTATAAATGGTATATGAAGTTAGTGTTGGATTATAAACAGCAAGAGCTACGCCAAAAAAATTTACTTCCTGAAGTTATTGCTAAACAAAAGATAACAGAAGCTCTTCAATCCAATGGTAAGCAGAGAAGTGAAAGGTACGTTGCTCGTGTTAAATATAATAAGGCTAATGGTATCAAGCCATGGGAAATGAAGAAGAATAAGTTTTAATGTTATGGCAGGGTTTCAAAGTAAAAAGATTACTTGCATGGCTAACAAACGCAGAACTAATGTTAGATGCAACGCTAAAGGTTATCTAGTTAATACATTTACAAAAGATGGGTTGCCTAGGTATCTTTGCAGAAATCATGGAGCTCAGTCATCAGATTTTTATGGTGTAAGAAGCAGAGCAGGTAGAGGTGGATTTAAAAAGCCAGGTTATGATGATGAGGATAGGATTAAGTTGCTATCAAATTTAAAACAGTTTAAAAACAAGCCGATAGAATATGTCAGAAATTACTACAACACCACAATCAAAGAACGAATTGATAATAACAGATTCAAATCTGAATACAGTCGAAGAGCTGCTAACAGACGGCTTCACACTTACAGAGATTTTTACAGAGCAAAAAGTCTTACCGATCAGCTTACACAAATTTCACTCTTACTTACGAAAGCCAGAAAATAAAGAGATCAAAGCCAGAATAGATGAGGCTAGACGTCAAGGAATAAGTACATTAATTGACAAACTTCTAATGATCTACAACACAAATCTTGAAGATAAGAATTTAGATCCTGCTGTGGTAGTGTGGACCAGAGATCGTGCAGCTATGGTTAAATGGGTAGCTAGTAAGATTTCAGATATTTATTCTGATAAACCAAAGGATATAACTGTAAATCAAAATAAAAATATAACGATAAGTTGGCTAGACTCGCCTGAGATCGCTGAACGCTTTGCTTCTTATGAAAAACAAGAAGAAGATAAAAAAGAAATTTTAGAACAGTAATTATTTTTTATAATTCCAAGCTATAACAAAATACAAAGCCAAGATAATAAAGCCAAGTTCAAATATATTATAGCTTAGAATTAAATCACTCATTAGTTAATCATTATATACATGATTGAAATTATACCAATCATATTGATAGCTCCTAAAAACAAAGCCAGGATATAATAAAATGTTGTCATTAAGCATGCTCCATTTCGTAATTATCTTCTATTATTTTGTGAGTTAATAACCTTCTGTTGTCTAGTTCACACTCAATTAAACGCTGATATATAACTTCTTTTATGTCTTTTATTTGATACGAATTATAAAGATCGTATTGATTAAGAAGTCGTTCATCGTTCAATCGTTTTATATGTTCTTGCAGTTGTTGAATTGATGTCATTATGCAGCTACCTCGTTTGTTGGATCTATGTATTTATGAAAATCTTTTTCTTTAATTTCATAATAATTGTCTTCTGTATCTATTAAATACAATTCATTTAAAGATTGTGGATCATATCCAAAATCTAAATCTACTGTACTTTCCCATTCTCCAATGCCATTGCATGTATCGCATTTACTGTCTTCTCCTAAACATTCTAAACAAAAATGCACTATATGTTTTTGATGAATAGTTTTGCCTTTATATTGTATTGTGTTGTTTTCCATTATGCTACCTCCTGTTGTTTAAATTCTTCAACTCTATAAAGAGAATAACCATCATTTAAACCATTATCCTCAATATATTCCCAAGCATCATTCTCATTTAAAAAAACATTATCTAAATAATATGAAGTCATATTATCTTGATAAATTATTTTGTATTGTTTAGTCATTATGCTACCTCCTTTAAATCTTCTAAGGTTTCTTTTAATTTCAATTCAATCGTTGTTAATGAATTAGAAATCCAAGCTGGATAATTATCATTAAAAGATTGAGCTGTTAAAACTTCTATTTCTTTTATTAGTTTTTCTATTTTATTTGTCATTTTATAACCCTTTCAGTTGTTATTTGTTTTATACTATCATAACCATTAAAGTTATGTCAAGTATATGATCTTATATTTTAAGATCCTGTAACCCTGTATAATTACAAGGTTACAAGTTATTAAAATTATCCAATAGTTATTATTTCAATTCTACTAGTATCAAATCCTCTTTTTTTAATTTCATTAGTAAGAGCTTCTTTAAAAGTATTTTGTTTTTTAACTACTGCTTGTTTAATACCATTATATTTTTTATAAGGTATTATTTCATAAGGCGTAATACTTGACGCTGCTACTTCTTGACATTCCTTAATATAAACATCCCAGTTAGTAGATGCTTCAGTCATTGTTGATTTATTCATATTATAACCTTTCATTGTTGTTAATAACCATTTAGGATATAATAATATTAATGTAAATAGATAAAATAGATAAAAATATTAAGCTATTGAATTTATTATGTTTTATTTTTAGAGTGTTATTTTATGCGATTAAATTAATTAGAGCTGCCAAAAAGAAAAATAAGATAAATAGAAAAGATTAATAATAGAAAAGAAGTTGCCTGGTTAAGTGAACCAATAATAGATTTAAAAGTTATAACTAATTATTAGATCTAATTATTAAAACTAATTATCAACATCATAATTGGAAGTTGTATAAACATAAACATTTAAGCAACCAATTAAAAACATTAAAGCATTATACAACATGCGATTGTGTGGATATATTTAAAGATCAATTAATTATATATGCGATTATGTTCCTATTTCTAATCACATCGCATCATTATCTTTTTATGCGATTATAGTTCGGTGTTGCATTTATATCACAGTATTAGAATGATGTGTTGTATTTATGCAACAGTATTAAACCAATACAACTGTTAATATATTTCCGATAATTAAACGTTATCGGAATAAACAGTCATTAGTCTAGAGCTTGTCTATATTTTGGATAGCCACCCCCCCATACCACCGCCAGTTGAGCCGCCGATCAGTATATATATATACATGGGACTAGAGAACTCACTTTGAGCCACAGTCAGTTCACCACACAGAATCTTCGCCACACACAAAATCGTTAACTCATAATGGGTATATCCACAAACAACCCGCCACCTTTTTTCTTTGCCTGACCAACCTTAATATAATATTAAAATACTACTAATAGTATATGAACAGATCAATGTACCAAGATGATGATGACAATGACTTTTATACAGCAAACGTAAAAGCAGTTGTTTATATTGAGAAAGATAATTCAATAACAGTTAAGTTCACAGGATTGCAAAACAAAGAACACTCAGCAATATTTAGTTCTTGGTTAATGATGCTGCTTAACATTGAAAATGCAATCATAAGCAATGAAAAGTCTAAGGCGATTCATTAATGAATACTATAACTGAAACAGTAATTAACAGCGGTACAATACAATACAAGATTCCATACTACCCAAGAGAAAAGCAAATTGAACTTCATTTCAATATGAAGAAATATCGCTGGTCAGTATTAGTCTGCCATAGAAGGTTTGGCAAAACAGTATGTATGATTAATCATCTACTAATGTCAGCACTACGTTCTACTAACAAAGCACCTAGGTATGCCTATATAGCACCCACCTTCAAACAGGCTAAGTCTATTGCTTGGGATTATATGAAACAATACACATCATTAATACCTGGCGTTAAATTCAATGAAACAGAATTACGTTGTGATCTTCCTAATGGAGCTAGAATAACATTATTAGGTTCAGAAAATTCAGATGGATTACGAGGTATCTATTTAGATGGTTGCGTTATTGATGAGTATGCAAACGTACAAGGTAAGTTGTTTACAGAAATTATAAGACCAGCATTGTCAGATAGAAAAGGATGGTGCGTATTTATTGGTACACCACAAGGAACTAATAATAACTTCTATGAATTATTCCAACATGCTCAAGGTGATAAACAATGGTTTCATTATAAAGCTAAAGCATCGCAAACAAATATAGTTGATCAATCAGAATTAGAAGCCGCAAAGAAAGTAATGGGTGAAAAGAAATACCTACAAGAATTTGAATGCGATTGGATTGCAAATATAGAAGGTGCTGTTTATGGAGATACCATAACTAAGATAGAAGATGCTAGGCAGCTAACAAGAGTTCCTTATGATCCATCACTACCTGTATCTACTGCGTGGGATCTAGGCGTTTCAGATCATTCAGCAGTTATATTCTTTCAACAAATGGGAAGAGCAATTAATATAATAGATTACTACGAAGAACGTGGTCAAGGGTTACCGCATTATGTGCAAATGCTACAAACTAAAGATTATGTTTATAAAGATCATTTTGCACCACACGATATTGAAGTTACAGATTTTGGTAATGGCAAAACAAGACGTGAGGTTGCTTATCAATTAGGTATTAATTTTAAAGTAGTTCCTAAGATTCCATTTGAAGATGGGATACACGCCACTACAATGTTATTACCTAGATGTTGGATTGATACAGACCATTGCAAAAAACTTATAGATGCGTTAAGACACTACCATAGGAAGTTTATAGATAAAAACAGAATGTTTAGATCTAAGCCTGTACATGATTGGAGTTCACA